GTGACTCGCAAGAAGGGCAAACAGCTGAACTGGGGTGTCGAACGTCGATATGAGTTCATCGAGTTTCGCCTGTTTTGGCAGGGGCGGATAAACCGAGGGGACTTGATGGACGCGTTTGGGGTTTCGACACAGCAGGCATCGCTGGACCTGAACGCCTACATTGAGCAGGCCAAGCGCAACCTTGTTTATGACAAGAGCCTGCGCACGTATCTGCGCGGTAAGCACTTCAAGCCCAAATATCTCAAGCCGGACGCTGAAGAGTATTTTGCCCAGTTGCGCGCGGTTGATCAGGGGCTGGTGAGTGCAGAGCAAAGCTGGATCAGCTTCTTCCCGAGCTTTGGTGCAACGCCGACGCCCGCGCGGGGTGTTTCCCCGGAAACCCTGCGCGACGTACTAGCAGCGATCCGCGAGCCAGCTGCCTTGCAGGTGACCTATCAGTCCATGTCGCGCCCCGAGCCCAGTGCGCGCTGGATTGAGCCGCACGCCCTAGCATTCGATGGGTTCCGTTGGCACGCCCGGGCGTTCTGTCAGAACGACCAGGTGTTCAAGGACTTCTTGTTGTCTCGGATCGTCGAAGTGGGCGAGCAGGGGCCCGTGACCGCTGAGCCCAGCGCGGATGAGGCATGGCACACCGAGGTCGTGCTTGAGATCGGCCCGCACCCGGACCTGTCTGACAACCAGCGCCGTGCAATTGAGATGGACTACGGCATGGAAGAGGGCAGGGCCCAGATCTCTGTCCGCCGCGCGCTGTTGTTTTATGCGCTCAAGCGTCTTGGCCTGGACACCGACCCAGCGGCACGCCGCCCCCAGGACCAACAGATTGTCCTTCTCAACCGTGACGAGGTCGTTGGATGACCATGGCGGCGCGGCAAGCAGAGTTCGGGGCGAAGCAGCCCTACAAGATGTCCTTCACCTCTGGGGGGCTTTTCTTGAATGAATGCATCGATCTTGCAGTGAGCTATCTGGAAACCCGCGACTGGGATGTCACGATCTCCCAGTTGCAGGCTGATGCATGCCTATCTGCCCGGCTGGGAAATCGACGTGATCCGCGGCGAGATGTTCACCAAGGGATATGGCTTCATCGTCGACTACCTCGCCGAGATCCTGCGCCACCTGCGCCAAGAAGATTTCTCGCACCGGCCGGACCAGCATTTCAAGATCAGCGAGAAGATTTCGACACGGGATCGGGACGCGATCTACAAGACGATGTCGGGCCTGCTGAAGCTGATCTTCCCGAATGGCGGCGAGACAGCAGAGGATGTCGAGGAGTTACTGCGCCTCGCCATGGAGAGCCGCAAGCGCGTTAAAGACCAGTTGGCCCGTATCGACAGCACCTATCCCGAGGTCGATTTTCACTACCTTGGCACGGACGGGACCAAGCGCCGTGTGACCACGGTCGAGGAGGAAGAATACCCGCAGTTCTATTACCTCAAGCCTGCGCTGGATCCCAAGGAGCAAGAACAGTCAGAGACATCAGCTGGTACTGGTGAGCCCACATCTGCCGTTGAGGAAGGGGCATCAACGGCAGGGCCCGATTTGGAGGCTGCGCGCCTTGTTAAAGCAGAGGCGAAGCCTGTTCTCGAAGAAGGCCACCATGTCTTTACAGAGGATCGCAAGGGGATCAGCTACGATCGGCTCTTCGGCCCTTACATCGAAGGCGCGTCAAAGATCATCGTGACAGACCCCTATGTCCGATACTTCTACCAGATCAGAAACATGATGGAGTTCGTTGAAATGGTCATCCGGCGGAAATCGCCTGAAGACCAGGTCAGCGTTCACCTCGTGACCGGACCGGATGATGGCAATGTCGGCAAGCAACGCGAATTGCTGGACTCGATCGTCGACGCCTGTGTTGGCTCGGGCGTTGAGTTTACTTGGGCCTTTGATGGCACCTCGTGATAGCCAAGATCTTTTAACCGCTGCTGGACCGCCTCTACCGACAGCGTCACGGCGGGCGCGACATTCCCGACGCGGCGCACGCCGAGCAGTTTCGAGACCGGATAGCGCTTCACATTGACGGCGTCGTTCTGATTGCCGCCCAGGCCCCAGACCCATTGTCCCTCGATCCGGTCGATGAAGAACACGTGGCCCTGCCAGCGGGAACTGCCGCGGGGGATCACGCCGATGTCGCCCGGCCGGGCGTCCTGCACCTCGATGGGGATGCCCCAGTCGAGATAAGAGCGCGCGGTCAGCTTGCGGGTCGAGCGAATCCCGGCCCGCTCGAGGCAGTGTCCGACGAATGCGGCGCACCAGGCTACAGAGTCGTGTTCGACCCAGTCGTGACCGACCGAGGCATACATCTCCATGATGACGGGGTTGTCGGCGGGGCCCGGGCCCTCGCTCAAACCGATGTAGCTGCGGGCGATATCGAACGGCGTCATGGTTGTCTCCCATGCAAAGCAAAACGCCGTCCCAGAGACGGGACGGCGCGAAGGATTTCTGTGATTGGTGGGCGGATTATTTCTTGCGGCAGAGCCAGGCGGCCAGCAGCGCTTCCGCCCCGCGGGGGCCCAGATAAGCGAGGGTCGCCACGAACCCGGTTGAGACCGGCTGCGACAGGCCAATGTAGCGCGCAGCCGCCTCCCCGATCAGCGCCATGCCGACGGCCACGGGGATTTCCCAGAGGAGTTCCTTGCCGAAGAAGCGGCGGTTGCCGAGCTTCACCTCGCCTGAATGCCACATCAGCCGTCCCGTAAAGGCGCCGATCAGCGTGGTCACTGCCCCGCCGAAGAACGAGTTGATCATGTCGATGAACCCACCATCATTCATGGGCGTGCCTCCTCGAGCGCCGCCACTCGGGCGGCCAGTTCCTTGACGGCCTCGATCAGAAGGCCGGTGATATTGCCGTAAGCGACAGAGAGCTGACCCGCCTCGTTGTCGCGGACCACCTCGGGTAAGACCGGCTCCACTTCTTGGGCGATGACGCCGATCTGGCGGCTGCCATCCATGGTGAAGCGCACCCCGCGCAGGGCGCAGACCAAAGCCAACGCGTCGGTGATCGTCTCGACATCGGATTTGAGCCGCGCGTCTGAGGAGGACACAAAGTTCGGGGCGGTCACGACACCCGTGAAGGTTGCTCCGGACAGTGCCGCTTTTGCCGCGATCGCCGCGTCATAATTGGCCGCGGATTTCGTTGACATTGTCCCGAGGCCAAGGTTCGTGCGTGCCATGGCTGTGTTGGCGAGCCCCGCCAGATTGCCTGCCGCATCGAGAAGCGCGTCCCAGCCCGTGTTCGTGGCGTTCCGGCGGCGCAAGACCGGCGGGGAGACTGAGGTGTCGACCCAGAGCATACCAGCCGTCGTCGCTGTTGGCGCCGAGGCCCCAGCATTTGTTGATTGCAGGGCAGCGATCACCTCATTGATCCGCGCCCGAACGGCGGCGCCGGCGTCGTTCGCGATGACGAAGCTGGATGTCTGGGGCATTACGCGACCTCATCGGCATAGAGCCGCAATTGACTGACGATGGGCGTGTAGGACGCGTCCTTCGTCGTCAGATGTGCGCGCGCCTCGATGGCGCGGGCCTCGATTTCGTGGTTGTCGAGACGGCCCCAAGGGCCCCAGTTCGGCGAAGCGGCCGGGTCGTCATCAGTCTCGCGGATCTCGAAGAGCACATCGATCTCCGCGCCCTCAGAGCCGTCAAAATCGGCCCATGTATCCATCAGCGCAGTGCGCGCATCGATCCGGTCATTCAACGCCAACGCAGCAACACCGATTTCGGATCGAAGGCGAACACGTTTCACCGCACCGAGATCGAGCCCGGCAGCAAAGCCGTACTGCCCCTCCATCGTAGAGACCTGCGTCACACCCTCTGCGGTTGCCGTGGCCAGCGTCAGTGTCGTGCCTGCGACCTGCAGGCCCGATTTCGGACCAAAGAAGCCGGGATCGGCCTGCAAAAAATCCAAGGTCGAGAAGGCAAGAACCTGCGCGCCCTTGGTCGAGACCCGGGTTTCAGGGCCAGCGCGCCCGCCGCTGTCCTCCGCGCGCACCAGATAAGTGCCAGGCTTCAAGGGCACGACCGCGATCGCCTCGCCGCCCGAGACCCGGTCCATCGAATAGCTATCAGACCAAGTGGCGGTCGCCTCCTTCGAATGCCGGATCACGATGTTGCCACCGACACGCACATCGGGATCCACCGAGCGGGTCCATTTCAGGATCGCAAGGCCACCGGCCGTTTGCAGCGTCACGTTCTCGAGCTGCGCGGGCGGAGCGGTGAGCCCGAGGATTTCGGCTTGTGTTTCCTGCCAGGGCGAGGAGACGCCTAGAACCGAGATGGCTTTGACCCGGAAAGCCCAAGGCCCCGGCGCGATGTCGCGGATCTCAAGGGCCAAACCATCCGTCCGGCCGTAGTCGATCCAGTCCCCAGTTCCTCCCTGCCGCGCCTGCAGCTGATACTGTGCCACGAAGCCGGATGGCGACGCCTCCCAGCTAATCTTGGCCAGAACCTTCAGCCCGCCGCCATCCCGCGTGACATAAAGGTCTTCAGTTACCTGCGGCGCGCCGGGTGCCGGGATGTCATAGGCATTGGGCAAAGCCGTCCGTGGGGCGGCCGCGTAGATCTGCTGCTCGGACGCCGACCAGTCATAGACCAAGGGCGATGTCTCGCGCAGGACCAACTCCGGCAGGAGGAGCGCGCCATCGCCCGACGCCGTCAGATCAAGGCTCACCCCGTGCACCTCGAAGGGCTTCGCGGCAAAGCCCCAGCGCGCATAGGACAGCGTCACCACATCGCCGACGGTGGCCGCCCAGGCAGACAGTTTCCCCGACAGCCGCACCGTCATTTGTCGACGTGCGCGTTCCAGCTCGATCTTGGCCAGCCGCTGCGCCATGGCGGCGGAGATCGTGAAGGGCAGCGAGATATCGCGCCATTTCCGCTCACCGCCGTCCTCGGCGAGGTAAACATCAGAGGCATAGGCCGGGAAGTCGTCGGGCTGCCAATCGTTCTCGGGGCTGACAAACTGCCCCCGCACGCCGTTGAAGTTCGATGACATCGTCACGCGCGTCGCCAAGGTTAGCCCGCCTTCGCGGACATGATCCGAGGTCAGCGCGACATCAGGCGCACGCCATGCCCCTGCATGGATGCGCCAGGACCCGCTCGAGAAGGCGCAACGGCCTGCGAAGCTCGAAAGCATTCCCTCGATGATCGTCTTCGGGACCTCCGAAAGCGTGATCACCCCGTTGCAGGCATAGCGCGACTCTGACCCGCCGCCAGCAAGGGGAACGGTCTCGTCGCAAATGTTCGCGGCCTCAACGATGGAGATCTCGTCGATCCCGTCGGGCTGACCAATGCGCGTACCAATGCCCCAGATCGAATTGGCCATATAGTCAGCCAAGCAAAGGGCGGGGTTTTCCGAATAGCCTGCGGTTTGGGTCCGCGGGTCCCAGATGTCGTCCTTGCCCTCGAGATCGACCGTGATGTTCGGGATTCCACCCGGGAAGGCATCCTGGTCATAGGTGAGCCGCAGCCGGATCGCGGCACAGCCCCGAAGCCGATGGTTCTCAGTCCACTTGTCGGGCAGCGCTGCCTTGAGGCCCGCGAAAGCGGTCTGGTTGGCGGCGCCGAGTTTCTTTTCGACGACAACCTTTCCGGCCCAGCGGCCCTGCGCGATCCCGGCGGCACTCACCGCCACTTCGCCTTCGAAATAGATGGCCCCAATCGATTTGACCCGATGCGTGGCCAGCACGATGACCAGATCGAGGAATTTATTGTCTGATCCCGAGGAATGCAGGAAGACGATGACGCCGCCTTTGCGGGTGCGGCCATAGACAAGGTCGCGCGGCACCACGGGCTCGCGGATCGTCACCGTCCGCGGCTGCATCGTGGTCTGCGGCTTTGGCATCAGGGCCTGCGCCGCGTATGACAGAAGCAGCGTGCCGCCGATCCGAAGAAGGGCCGCACCAATGCCGCCTGCAGCCAAAACGCCGCTGATCGCCCCCGCGATCGCGGTGACGGCTGTCACGATGAAGGGCATGGAGTAAATCCGAGTTCAGATGGGCCAGGCAAGCCGGCAAGAGGTCAGCGGCACGGTCACAAGGCCCTCGGGCGCCATCCCGACGGCGCTGACCCCGGTACAGATGCCAAACCCAAGGCCGCTATCGGCCAGAACGATGTCGCCGCGCCCAGCGAGAAGCACGGCTGGCCGCGGTTCGCCGAGTAGAGCGCAACCCATCTCCTCGAGCGAGGCCCAGCCCAGACGGCGCATCACACGCGCGCCGCCGAGGGCCGTGGTGTAGCGCCCCCGCCAGAGAGCCGCGACATCCTCGCCGCCGGTCAGGATCATCCGGGTTTCAAAAGCGAAGGTTGGGCAGTCATGGACGCCCCAGACGAAAGGCTTTGCCCGTGCGGTATCGATCGCCGATGCAAGCAGGCGTTCCCAGTGGTCAACGCGGGGGAGCATCATCCGCGCCCCCAGGTGATTTCCCGATCCAGGATCGCAGTGACGTATTCGAACCCGAGATCGCCCGGGAACAAGACCTGCTGGCTTTCATGGGTGTAGCGCCAGGTCCGCGCCACGGTGAGATCGATCAGACGGCTCTCATAACTGATAGTGATCGTGCAGGTGTCGGCGTCATCCTTGATTTCTGGCACATCAAGCCGTCCCGAAAAGGCCTGAACCGGATCGGCGATGATGCTGCCATTCGCGGCCAGAAGCCCCAGCCAGATGCGGCCCGGCAGGCCCTGACGCGCTTCATCGATCGCCATCTGCACGAGATCCAGCGGCACGCCGGAAAGCGATACCGCCGTGCCGCCGGCCACGACCTCTCCGGTTTCGTCGATGGCCCCGAGCCCGAGCAAAGACCCAGCCCCCGCCCAGGCCTGGCCGTTCCAGTTGACCTCTCCCAGCCCCGACCAGATCCGGACCCAGCCCGTGGCGAACTGACCCTCAAAAAAAATGACGGGCCTGAGGCTTTGATCGGCCAGTGCAGTGGCAAAGGCGACAGTAAGATCGCGGCTCATTAGAGGGCCTCGCTGGTTACAGGGCTTCGCGGGCGGAGATCGTGAAGCGATGCTGATCCGCCCGGCCTATGACCGAGGGGACCGGTGCCGTCAGCCGCAACAGAACCGAGGGGGTATCGAGGCCGAGAAGCGTGCCAACCGGCACGGAAGCCCGAAGCGGCGGCACGAAGGCGAGCGTGGCCTCACTGCCCAAAGGCGTCACATCCGCCGTCAGTTGATAAAGCCGCGTGGTCGTATCACTGCCCAGCTGGAAGAAGTCCCCGGCGCGGAGCCCAATTCCCCAGCCCGCCGTTCGCAGGGTGGAGGCTCCCGCAGCTTGCGCCTCGGTGACGTAAGGATTGCCCGCAGCCACCGGCACCTCGATCGATGGATCGGGGAAGAGGAACCGGCCCCGCATTCCACCAAGACCGGTGAAGAAGGCCGAGAGCCGCCGCGCCTTGGCCCCTTGGGTCACCGCCATCTCGATCTGGTATTCCCACCACGACGCACCCCAGTCCTGGATCTGGGACGTGCCAGTGAACGGCGAGCGTGCCTCGGCCACAGACGTAATCAGCCTCCGCTCGAGCGAGGACACGAGCGTCAGGGGCAAGACAGGAATGGCCATGTTTTTAGATCACCTGACCCCGGCGTCGGCCATCGGCCACGCTTTCTTTTGCGATGCGGGCGATTTCCGGAATGGCAGCCCGAAGCCGCGCGTCGATCTGCTCGGCCACGCCCATCTGCGCCCCGCGCGCGTCGATGTTCACGGTGACGCCCGCGCCAATGCTGCCGCCTCGGCCATAGTCAGCTGCCTCGCGCCGGTTGAGCACCCGTTCCCCACGCTGCAGGATCGTCGGGACTTCGTCGGGGCGCAGACCAGCCCAACCGCCGGAATGCATCCGTGGAGCACCAGCGAAAGCCATCACAGGCACCGAGCGACTATGTCCGGACAGCCCGACAATGCCACCCGCATGCGAGACAGCCGCCGCGACGGACCCGCCGCCAAAAATGCCGGAGAGCGCAGACGCAATGGGACCCAGCACCGCGCGTTTGAAGGACAGGACCGCGAGGTCCGCCAGGATCGAGCGCACGAGGCCCTTGAAATCGAACTTGCCGGTTTCAACGAAGCTTCGGAAGGCGCTTTCCGCCCCGCTGAAGGCGCCGGTCAAAGTTTCGCCGAGGCCTTTGCCCCAGTTCAACGCATCCGTGGCATAGGCTTGAAGAGACTCCGCGACCGCGCGCCACCCGGTGGCGATCCGATCCCCGGCGCTGCCAGCTGCCCCTCCTGCGCGCCCCATGGCATCCGACAGACGATCTGCTGAGACAGTCGCCTCATCCAGCGCAGCCGCGCCTTCTTCGCCGGTGCCCGCAACGGCATCGCGAAGCGCGCCCCAGGAGACAAGCGGTGCTGTCGCGCCATTCGCGAGGTCCGTGGCGGCACGCCGGTAAATATTGGCCGTTTCCAGTGAATCCGCCGCAATGCCATCAAGGCCGAGGTCGGGGGCCGTGAGCGGGTTATCTTCGAATGCGCGCCGAAACGCCTCTGCTGCGGCTGTTCCAGCATCGGCTGAGGCGCCTTCGAAGGGGTTCGGAATATCGCCGAGACTGATTTCGCCAATCTCGCCGAAGGTCGTTTCAATGCCCACAGCGGCCAGTGCATCGCGAATGCGCCCGGTGAAGGCGTCAATCCTGCGGATTGCGCCGTTCAGCATGGCCTCAATGCCATCAAGCATGCGGTTGGCTGCCGAGAAGACCAGGTCGCCGATCACATCCGGCAAGCGCGACCAGATTTCGCGGACGGCCAAGAGTGCACCCTCGAAGGTATTCGCCGTCGTATTGCCGAAGGCGACCACACTCTCTATCGCTCCAGCCATCCCGGTCGCAGCATCGGCTTTGAGATCATAAAACATGGCTGTGGCGCGCGACCCGGCCGCGTTGGCGCCCATTTTGATCCGGTCCCAGACCTCAACCGCGACATCCTTCAAAAGCCGCATGGCCTCGCCGAAGCCGCCTGCGCCGGAGGCCAACCGGGTGAACCAATAAACCAACTCACCCGCGCCAACGATCAACGCGCCAATGCCGGTGCGGATCAAGGCGCCCTTCAGGACCACCAGCGTGGTGGCAAGCCCGCGGACCGAGAGCGCCGCGACGGCCATCGCGGCCAGCGCCGAAAGCCGCGCGTGCAGCGCGACTAGGATGGTTTCGCGGGGGGTGGGCATCGTTTTTTTTCCCATGGACTCCATTCAGAACATCAAGACTGATGTTTGACATATCTTCTTACATATAATAGATACTTCTTATCCCGCTCAGGATATGATTCATGATCACTGGACCCCAGATGCGCGCCGCCCGAGCCTTGCTCGGCATCGACCAGAAGTCTCTGGCCGAGCTGGCAGGACTTTCCGTGCCGACGATCCAACGGATGGAGGCCAGCAGCGGCAATGTGCGCGGCGTCGTCGATAGCCTGACCAAGGTCGTGGCGGCGCTCGAACTCGCCGGGGTCGAACTGATCGCAGAAGGCTCCGTCAGCACGGCAGGCGGACGCGGCGTGCGCTTGAAGGTACCGCCACCCAGACACTGATCCCTCAACCCGCGACGGCGACCGCCGACGACATGCCGACGATCCCGCCGCTCCCTTCCCAAAGGTGCGGCCAGATATGAAAGACCAGATCACCAGACAGAGCGATGCTCCGAGCTTCGCCGAGCTCTTCACCCCGAAACTCGTCACCGTCCTGCGCGAAGGCTACGGGCTGACGCAGCTGCGCACGGACGCCATCGCCGGGCTGACCGTCGCCATCGTGGCCTTGCCGCTTTCGATGGCCATCGCCATCGCGTCCGGCGCGACCCCGGCGCAGGGGCTTTACACGGCCATCGTGGGCGGTTTCCTTGTGTCGCTCCTTGGCGGATCGCGCTTCCAGATCGGTGGACCGGCCGGGGCCTTCATCGTGCTGGTCTCCGCCACCGTTGCCCAGCACGGGATGGAGGGGCTGATCCTGGCCACGTTCCTCTCGGGGCTGATGCTCGCGGTCGTGGGGTTCCTGCGCCTCGGCACCTTCATAAAGTTCATTCCCTTTCCTGTCACGGTCGGGTTCACGGCGGGGATCGCGGTCATCATCTTCGCCAGCCAGGTCAAGGAACTGTTCGGCCTGACGCTGGCGAATGAACCGGGCGAACTGCTGGAAAAGATCCCCGTGCTCTGGGAGGCTCGGGGCAGCCTGACACCAGCGGCGTTCGGCCTGTCCATGGCAACTGTCGCGGTCATACTCGGGCTGCGGCGCTGGCGTCCGCACTGGCCCGGCATGCTGATCGCCGTCGGGCTTGCCGCGGCCGCGACGGGATTGCTGGCGCTGCCGGTGCAGACCATTGGCACGAAGTTCGGCGGGATACCCTCGTCGTTGCCGGTGCCAAGCCTGCCGCCCCTTTCGATGGAAGCGATCCTCGCGGTTCTCCCTGCGGCAATCTCCTTCACCCTGCTGGGCGCCATCGAGTCGCTCCTGTCGGCCGTCGTCGCAGACGGCATGACCGGCCGTCGCCACCGCTCGAACTGCGAACTGGTGGCGCAGGGGGCGGCCAATATCGGGTCGTCCCTGTTCGGCGGCTTCTGCGTGACCGGCACCATCGCGCGGACCGCGACCAATGTCCGCGCCGGGGCGCATGGCCCGGTGGCCGGAATGTTGCACGCCCTGTTCATCCTGCTGTTCATGCTCGTTGCGGCACCGCTCGCCTCCTACATCCCGCTGGCGGCGCTCGGCGGGGTGCTGGCCGTCGTGGCCTGGAACATGATCGAGAAACCCGCCATCGCGATCCTCATCCGCTCGGGCTGGGGCGAGGCGACAGTGCTCGGTGCCACCTTTTTGCTCACCATCTTCCGCGACCTGACCGAGGCCATCGTCGTTGGCTTTGCGCTCGGCTCGGTCCTCTTCATTCACCGCATGAGCCGTACGACCGAGGTTGCGATGGACGGCGCCTTTGTCGGCCGCGACGAAGCCGACAGCGCCCACCCCCGCGGTGAATACCACGAGGAACAGGCCGCAAATCCCGATGTCGTCATCTACCGGATCACCGGCGCGCTGTTCTTCGGCGCGACCGCCTCGATCGGGTCGGTTCTCGACCGCATCCAGGACACCCACAAGGCGTTGATCGTCGATTTCTCGGCGGTGCCCTTCCTCGACTCGACCGGCGCCACTATGATCGAAGGTCTCGCCCACAAGGCCCACAAGCGCGGCGTCGCTCTGTGGCTGACAGGTGCCAGCCGCGACATTCAGAGGGTCTTCGTGACCCACGGCCTGAAACGGCCCCTCGTGCACTACGCGGCCGGCATCGAGGAAGCGCTGGCAGCCATCACTGACGCCTCCAGCCATGCGCGGGAGGTGGCGTGATGCCGGGCGGCGCTTCGGAACGACGTCGCCGCCGCCAGCGGTTCGGGCCGGAAGAGCGCCGACGGTTCGTGCTGTCCGCACTCGAACGCCCACGCACGCAGTCGGAATTGCGGGATGCGCTCGGCATGAGCAACAGCGGCATGTTGCACCTGTTACGGCGCCTTGAAAGCGAAGGGCTGGTCCGCCCGGCCGAACGTGTGGCATGGACGCGCATCTGGGAACGGACGCGCAAGGACGGTTGATGTCATGAGCGAACCCACACCAGTTGCCATTTCGCACAAGAACACGCCGTCGGATACTTGGACTGCGCTCCTCGAATGTGCCGAGGCTGCGGATTCTGGGCTTCTCGATCTCGACGGCAGTGCCCCACAGATTGTGGCACTTGCCGAACACCTCGTGGATATGGGGCTGCTTCGTGTCCCTCATGCCGGATGCTATACTCTGACGCCTGCGGGCCGTGAGATGATTGCGTCTGGCAAGACTGGGCCATCCAAAGAAAAACCGACGCGATCGTGGCGCCCGACCATAGCACTGTTGATCGCCGGCTTTGCAGCAATCGCTCTCGCTCTCTGGGCGAGCCTTTGACACCACGTCTTTACTGGCGCCCCTCCACCCAGTTCGCCACGATCAACCCCGGCACCGCCGCCTCCGCACGGTCTGCATCCCGCGCCAGATCCAGCCGTTTTGCGAGCTTGACCTGCGGCACCAGAAGAAAGATCGGCACCGTTGCCTTGCCACGCCCAGTCTTGGACCGCGATGCAACCCCAAGGCCCCCGCTGTTCAGCCGTCCGTCGGCCACGAGCAGGCTTGGACCGCCCCGCCGATAGACAAAGCGCAGGCGCAGACCGCGCCGCCTCTCCCATTCGCCGGGCGTGAGCGCCTTGCCGCGCGTGCCTTTACCGGCCGCAGGCGTTGGGATGGCAAGCCAGAACCCGTCCTTCGACCGGATCAAGGGTCCCGTGTCATGCGCCCCGATGATCTGAGGTGCGTTGGACCAAATGAGCGCGGCCGCTTCCAGGCTTTCGCCCGACGCCGGAAAGGTCTTGGACCTGATCGTATTGGCGAGCCGCTGTCCAAGGCGGGCGCGAGTAATCTGGGCGCGCCAGTCTGACTTCAGGTTGTTGCCTGCAACGCGCATGGCCGTGGTCACGGCCTTTTCGCCAGCGAGAATTTCGGCGCGCATCGCGTTGACGATGTCGCCGGTCACTGAGAGGTCGAGTTTCACGCAGGCGTCGCCTCGATTGTCCAGATGAGCCTCTCCCGATCGCGGATCGGCTCGCCTTGGATCAGGAAGGTTTCGTCAGCGATGAGGATCTGCTCATCGGGGCTGGGCGCGGGGAGTTCCGAGACGCGCACATCAAAGCGCATAGTCTCTGACACCAGGGCGAAGCTGCGCATCGAGCGCTGCTCGCGGGTGCCGACAGTGGCCGGCGCGCCCAGCGGGACCGAGGGCAGGAGGCTCAAGACGCCTTGGCGCTGTTCGATGACAATGGAACGTTGCGTGACGCCTTCAAAGCGGAAGAGGCCGATCTGGCCGAGGCGGGTGTAGAGGTTTGGCAGGATGTTGATGGCCTGCGTCATCTCGGCGAGCGAATAGCCGCCCGCGTCAAAAGGGTTGCGCGTGATGGTCATGAGGAACTCCGGGGCATGAGGGGTGACGTGCGAAAGCGCGACGGGAAGAACGGGCGATGCGCCGGATCAGGCAGCGTCGCGCGGGATGATGCCGAGCGCTGTCAGCTGGGCGTGCTTGGCCGCTGTCTTAGCTGCGTCGTCGACACTGGCGTCGAACACGAGCGCTGCCTTTGAGACGAGGGCAGGACCGCGCAGGACGACGATGCCGGTTGCATCAGCGGCCCTCGCATCCACGTCGTAAAGCAAGACGGCAGCCGCGTTCTGCGCGCCGTCGGTGCCTGTGGCGGTGCTGAGCTTCATCTTGCCGCTCGCGGTGATGCGGCCAAGCACAGCGCCGACGGAATAATTGGTGCCGGCCAGCAGCGTGACGGCCTCGCGGGTAAAGTTGGGGTTCAGCTCGTATTTGAGGACATCGCCCATCGTGGGCGGTTGGGTCAGCACTGACATGGGCAATCTCCGAAGATGTGTGGGTCAAAAAGAAATCCCCCGCCGGGGAGGAACGGCGGGGGATCAGGTGGGCGGCAGCTATTGGGGTGAACGGTTCAGCCCCTGCTGCCCGCCGAGGCAGCTTTCTTCGCGGCAGCCACAATCGGGCTTTCAGCGGATTTGGGCAGAACGGGGGAGGGTGGCGCGGCAACGATGTCGCGGGCATCGGCCGCCGCGGAGGCGCGTTGAAGGACCAGTTTGCGGAGGGCTTCTGGCGCTGTGCCATCGCGCAACGCCTTCGCTGCATCGATCGTAATGCCGAGGCGGCCTGCTTGCGCCGCGATCTCGGCGATCTCCGCTGCCGCCTCACGAAGCTGAACTGAGAGTTCCGCCAGATTGCTGGGTTGTGACGCAACCGGGGCGACGGCAGCGGACGTTGCAGCAGGCGGCTGAGGTGCTGCAGGTGGCTGAGCTGGCGCATCAGCCGCATCGGTTTCGCCCTCTGCATTTTCCGTCACATCAGCCTCGGTCTCTTGCATGCTGTCGTCGGGCTGGTTTTTTTGGGCCATGAGTGCCTCCTGTCGGTTCTGGGGAAGGGCTGCGCGCCGTGCGCGCATGGATGAAAGTGGTGGGGTGCTGGAAAGCATCTGGCGAAAGCCGGAAAAGCCCCGAGCCAGATCGATGACCTCATCGGCAAGGCCCACAGCAACGGCATCCATCCCGCGATAGGTCGCGGCTTCGGTCGCCAGCGCTGCCTCCTGGCTCAGCCGCCCAGCGCGGCCCACGGCGACAGTCTCGGAGAAGAGGAACCTCAGCACATCGATCTCGTGCTGGATGTCATCGCGGACCGCTTCGGGCAGCGGCTCGTAGGGGTTGCCATCGACCTTGTGCTGGCCTGAATGGATCAGCGTGACGCGAACGCCGTCCTGATCCAACTGGCTGCTGAGATCGGCATGCATGACCACAACCCCGATACTGCCCACGGCGCCGGTGCGCGGCAGCAGGATGCGGTCGGCCTGGGAGGCTAGCGCATAGCCTGCAGAGAAGGCATGTTCGGCAACGAAAGCCCAAACTGGCTTGTTACGGCGGAGGGCGCGGATCTGGTCAGCCAGGTCAAAGACGCCCGCCACCTCTCCGCCAAAGCTGTCGATCTCGAGCGCCACCGCCCGCACGGACGGATCACGCGCAGCCGCCTCGATCTGCGCCGCGATCCCCTCATAGCTGGTCTGGCCGGAGGACTGTCCGATCCAGCCCCCGCGATGGATCAGCACGCCCGCGATCTCGATCACCGCGATGCCGTCAACGACCGGGTAGGGCGCATCCCCATGTTGCTGCAGGCGCTCGGTGAGGTTCCCGGCCAGAATGCTGGCGCGGGCGGGTGTCGCGGCCGTGCTGTCGTGTGCCGCGTAGCCGTCCGAAATCTCGACCTGTCGTCCCAGAATGCGCGGCCCAAGCCCCGACAGAAACGCCATGGCCTTGGTGGGTTCAACCATCAGCGGCGTGTTGAAAGCGCGCGCGGCAATGCGGGCATGGAGCATCAGGCTTGGTCCTCGTCAAGGCGCGGGCGGTCTTCCGCGTCATCGGTCTCATTGTTGGGCTGGGCAACATCGTCCTCGATCGGAACTGACTGCACGCCTTGCGCGGGCGATCCCGGCCGACGGAAATCGAGGCCCAGCGCGCGCTCGCGGTCCCGTTCAGCGGCAATCTCACGATCGACCTGCTCGGCGTCGTAGCCGCGCTCGGCGATGGCTTGGGTGCGGGATTTCAGTCCAGCCTCGATCTGTGCGATTTCAGCATTGGCGTCTTTCAGCGGATCGACCCAGTCCCATTTCGTGGGCAGCCAATCGGCGGCCAGCATCCGTGGGCGGTCGGCCTCATAGCCGGGCAGGGACAGCGCGCCGGAGAGCACGGCCAAATCCAGCCAGCGTGCATAGACCGGGCGGCAGAGCTGATAGACCATTACCGAATGCTGCCAGGCCGAGACGCGCCGGCGGAATTCGATCAGTGCCAGGCGTGAGTTCGAGAAGTTCCCCTTCACCATGTCGTTGGCGAGGTAGGGGTAGGGGATGCCAAGCGCCGCCGAGATCTGCAGCAGCGTCCTGTACTGGAACGGCTCATAGGTCGCGCCGCTATCGGCGGGCTGACCCACGGTCACATCCTCGCCAGGATCCAGTCGGACGATCTGACCGGGGCTGATCTCTACTCCGGCTGGCACCTCTTCGTCGTCCAAGGGGGCGAGCGGGTTCTCTGGCGCAGGCGAGGTCACGAACATCGCGTACATCGCGGCGACCTTTTTCCGGTCGAGTTCGGCGTCGTCATATTGGTCGAGCAGGAACAGCTTCACGATGGCCGGGGCCAGTTTAGACACGCCGCGCAGCTGACCACCCTCGACTGGGTCGATGATGTGGATCACCTCCGAGGCGGGCACGCGGACAATTTCTCCAGACAGTCCAGGATCGGTGCTGTCGCCCGGATGACGGCGGAAGAAGTGATAGGCGACGCGCCGTCCAATCCGGTCGAACTCAATCCCCTGGCGGATTGCGTTGCCATTCCGCGCTACGCCCGTTTCATGCAGCGGCAGCATTTCCGAAGGCAGCATCTGCAGCTGGAGCGGAACCGTGAAGCCGTCCTCCACCCGCCGCGGTCGGATACGAACAAAGACCTCACCCGCCAGAAACACCTCGCGCGCCGCCCGGCGCTGAAGCCCATAGAAATCCGTCAAGCCCTCGGCATCGGCCTCATCGGTCCAGGCGAGCCAAAGCCGCTGCAGCTCTTCTTTCCGGGCGGCATCGGCCAATTTCGAGATTGGCTTGATCCCGTCGCCCACGGTATTTGCTGCCCAGCTTTCAACCGCATTGACGGCGTAGCCGTTGTTGCGCACGAGCCAGCGCGCGCGGGCGGTGATGTCAGGCCCGGATGCCGCAATCAGCGCGTTGACATGAGCCCGCGTCGCCTGGAATCCGCGCAGGCGTCGGTGGTGCTGGCCTGCATCGAAGCCCCCGATAAAGGCACCAAGGCGCTGCCGCCAGTTCATCACAGGTCCTTCACGGCATGCGGGCGCAACACGCGCCCAGCGCCGCGCTCGAGTTTGGCAATGCGACGTTCTACGTCACCGATCGCAGCGGCCAGTTCGGCGTCGGTGCCGTAGTTCACGGTCTTGCCGTCATAGCTGACAGACCGCGTGCCGCTGTAGCGCGCGGCCAGAAGTGCGCTGTGGCGAAGTTTCAGCTCGTCGAGGGTCATTGGTCATTCCATGTATTTTGGCGTGCTGATCTTCCAGCCGCGCCGCCGGGGCGATGCGATCCGCCCCGCCTGCGGTTCGGTCGATTTCTCGGGCTCGGTACCTGGGGCTTTGACAGCCGTTTCCACGCCCGCCTGCTTCTCCAACTGGCGCCACATCCGTTCATCAAAGCGGTCGGCGCCGAGGATCCAGGCCGCTGCCCGCGCATAGACTCGTGTGTCCAGCGCTTCGTTTCTCTCGCGCATCTTTTGCCATTCCTGGCGGGCGTAGCCGCGTCGGTCGCGGATGGTGACCAGCTGTTCGGCCACCAGTTGCTTGAGCCATTCGCTGTCTGCCCAATCGGGCAGGTGGATCGTGCCCGCCGGTATCGGCGCTTCTGGCTCGGACGGCTGCTCTATCCGCAGATAGCGATACGTTTCCGCCTTGAAGGTGGCTGTAGCCACCGTCCAGAGCCGCGCCCCACGCTTGAGCTTCCGCCCATTCACTGTCGCGTCGACAAAGGTCGGGCCCGACACCGGCGTTGCGCGGTTGAACCCTTCGAGCCCTTTCACAGGCGCCACCTGCGCAATGCCCTGCGCCCGTGCCCAGGCGTAGACCGCGGCGGTTTCATACCCGGTGTCGATGGCCAGCTTGGCAAGCGGCATCACCGCGCCGTTCTCATGCACCCAGGTTTGACCGAGCAGCTCTGTCAGTGCTTGCCAGCAGGCCGCATCACCAGGACCGCCCGGAAGCACGATGTGATCGACGAGCCAGCTTTCGAGGCCGCGGCCCCAAGCCCAGACATCGACCTCGATGCGGTCCTTCTGGACGTCAGCACCGGCAGTCAGGAACAACCCGCCCATGGGCACCTGAGCGGCAAACACCGCACGTCGGTCCGCCAATCGCTGCCATTCCGGCGCATCGCCGCTTTCAACCCAGGTCTCGCCCAGAAGCGTGTTGCGCGCTGCACGCAGCATCTCGTCTGAGCCCTGCGCCGCCAGCCAGTCCCGTGCGATCTGCTCCCAGCTCTTCCACCCGATCGGCGAATACAGCGCCGAGAGGTGGAAGCCGATCGCGTTCGGATCTGCGCTGGTCGCGGTCGCCCTCCATTCACCACGCTCGAGCATCTGCGTCTTGTGGTGCTCGGCGATGGGACGCTCGCAGCCCGCGCAATGATATGCGGCCGTTTCCGGTTTTCCCTCCGCCCAGCGCAGGCGCTCGAACTGCAGCCATTGCATATAGCCGCAATGCGGGCAGGGCACGAAATACCGCCGCTGGTCGCTGGCCTCAAACTCGCGCTCGATCCGCGAGAGCCCCCGGATCGTGGGCGTCGAAACCATGAAGACCTTACGCCGGTGCGCAAAGGTGGTAGTCCGCGCCTCTGCCAGCGTGACTGGATCGCCTTCCTCGTCGGCCGAGGCCGGATAGGCATCGACCTCATCCAGAAACACGTAGCGCGCAGGCATCGACCGCAAGCCGGTAGCGCTGTTTGCCCCTGTCAGCACCAGAATGCCGCCTGGGAACTCCTTTGACAGCATCGAATTGCCCGCATCCCGCGAGCGCGCGGGCTGCACGCGCTCCTTCAGCGCCGGGCTGTCCTCGATCAGCGGATCGATCCGCCCGCGCGATGTGCGCTTGGCCATCTCCACGGTGGGCAGCACCGCCAGCATCGGGCCCGGCGCGTGATGGATCACAAAACCGACCCAGTTGTTGCCGGCTTCTGTTGCGCCGACCTGGGCGGCCTTCATGAAGCTGATCCGCTGGGCTGGGTGGTTTGGCGACAGCGCATCCATAATGGCGCGCAGATATGGCGTTCGGGCTGTTCTGTATTGTCCGGGTTCAGCTGAGGCCCGCGAGGACAGCTTGCGATGCTTGTCGGCCCATTCGGAGACTGTGAGGTCAGGGTCAGGCCGCATGCCTCGACGCCAGGCACGCAGGATATCCTCGGCGCCGCCAAAGGCGAGATCGAGGCCCTCGGTCAGATCAGATGTGTTCTCCTCATCATTCAAGCGAGACCCTGAGGTCTGCGAGGGCGTCGAGCTGCTCTCGGACATGGGTTTCCAACACCCTCTGCAAGATCGCAGTCTCGATCGTCACCGCCTTGCCGGATGCCTTCTCCATGTCTGCGGACAATTGTGCGGCCATGAGCGCCGCCACGCGTGTGGGCCAGGTGACCCAAAGATCCCGCTCTTGGCGGGCCAAACGAAACACCAGAGTCTCAGCCCGCGCGCGATCCACCAACACGCCCTTTTTCTTTTGGATCGAGAGCTGACGCTCCTGAGCCTGATAGACGGTTAGCGCCGTCCGGGCCTTAATGTAGGACGTGCTGTCGCCGGGGCCGGAGACTGCCGGACCGTCACCAGCTGCACCAAACCCACCACGTGAGCGCATCTGTTGATCCGGATCGGTGGCAGCCCCACGCCGCGCATCCGAGGCCACCGCGTTGATAGACCCGTCTGCAAAAAGCACCAGCCGACCGGTCTTGCGGGCCTTCTGTATGGCCCCGCGGGAGATCCCGGCATGCTCGGCATAGGCGCGTTCAGACATACCTTCCATGGCGCTTGAATTGACCTCAAAGCATTGAAAATAAACAGAAAAAACTGCCTATTTGAGTTGATTACACTTCCGCTTAGAGCGATTCTCACATCAAGCAAATTGCCTGATTGGAGAAACGCAGATGACCCTTGCCACCCGCTACAACGCAGAAGCCAAACGCCTGATGCCGCACATGGCAGACGATCTCGCGGTTGACCCCGCGATCGACAACGCCGGCCACATCGACGAGATCGTGTTCCGCCGCAGCGAATACCTGGGCGGTATGGCGGCGGTTCTCCTCGCGCTGATTGCGCAGCAGAAGTGAGGGCGATCCTATGAGCACCCGCGCACAGATCGCCATCCAGACCGGGCCCGAAGAATGGGCTCATGTATACGTCCATTACGATGGCTACCCCGAGCACATGCTTCCCGCCCTAGCCGCGTGGACGCCCGAAGACATCCTTGCCTCAAGGGAAATCCGGCAAGTCAGTGCCGAGGCGCTGGACTGTTTCGACCAGCCTCGGCCGCCCCGGATCCTGCCGCGTCCGACCTGCGAACTGTCCCATCTCTATGTCTGGCAGGGCGGGCATTGGATCGATGCGACGGATTAAGAGCCGTGATCAGATAGCAATTATAGTGCTTTGATTTTGCTACGTTAATCGGCTCTTCAGAGCGATTGTGATTGCACCAAAACGATGCAACTCACCTGAAAGGCCCACGCCATGACCACCTCCACCCTGATCGCCAACTTCCGCGCCGCCGCTGACGAGATCGAAGCACGCCTCGCGCCCAGCTCCTGCGCCATGATCGGCTCGCACAACTGGATCGTTATCGACGACTTCGGACCCCTGACCTTCACGCTGACGCCTGAAGGCGGCAAGCATCGCGCCATCTGCACGGGCCACGGCCGCGCGCACAAGGTCAACCGCTTCACGAAGGCAGATGCCGAGTATCTCGCTCAAGCCTGCAACGCCCGTGCAGCCTTCTGGGCCGACGCCGCGCGCGAAGAAGCCGCAGCGCTCCGCCGCCACATTGCCACGCTCGAAGCCCTCAGCGCCGCCTGATCGCACACCGACGGGGCCAAGCGCCCCGCCATCCTCCATGACAAGGATCCCCGCCATGACCAGACACCCCATCCTGCCAAGCCGCAATGAGGATTACGGTTTCTTCCGCACCCTGACTGTTTGCCCGCAGCGCGACCGCCGCAGCTCGGAGGTCTGGACGCTGGCCTCCCGCCTGATCGCCGAAGCCATCCACGCCGACAGCGAAGACGAGATGATTGGCATCCGCGACTTTCTGGACAGCCGCATGGGTCGGCATTTCGCCGACGATGTCGTCGGCAACATGACCGGCTGCGGCATTGGGCTCGAGGCTGCGATCGGCTCCGCGATCCGCCGCTGGCAGGGCTGGCGCATCGACCGCCAGACTGAGCGCGAGCACGGCATCCCTGCGGGGCTGACTTATCTGACTGGCTGGGTGCAGCACTTCGCCGTCACGGCCGCGATGGAAGATGCCAACTAACCTGCTTCCCGAAACATTTTGAATAGGAGCAAACGATGCCCAAACTCACCGATACACAAACCATTATCCTCACACGTGCCGCATCTCGCCCCGGCAATTTGGCCATGCCTCTGCCCGACGGGCTGGCTGGCGCTGCGGCCAAGATGACCGTCACCAAGATGATCGAGCGCGGCTGGCTTGAAGAGGTCGATGCCAATCTCCGGCGTCATGAACCGCTCTGGCGTGAGACCGGCGATGGTCATGGCACGACCTTGATTGCAACTGAGGCCGGACTTGATGCTATCGGCATTGACCCGGTAGTCGCGAGCACTGTCAGTAATATCCGCAAGGCTCGACCGGCGGCTAAATCTACAGAAGTGCCCGCAGACGCAAGCGCAGGCCCTAAGCTGGTCTCTATCCGGCAAGGTACCAAGCAGGCCCTGTTGATCGAAATGCTGCAGCGCCCCGAAGGTGCCTCGATTACCGAGATTGTTGAGGCGACATCTTGGCAAGCACATACGGCGAGAGGTGCAATCTCTGGTTCGCTCAAGAAGAAGTTTGGCCTGCCAATCACGTCTGAGAAACACCCCGAGCGCGGCACTGTTTACAAATTGGACGCGGCCTAGTTCCGCCAGTTATCGCCAGCGCTCGAATAGTCGGCGCAGCGCATAGCTGCGTAGAAGCGAGATTATCACGAATATGGCGCCGATCGCGAGGTTGTCGTTCAGGCTTACTTTCAACCCGAACCACGGAAACACCACGATCTGCGTCAGCACGGCCAGCGCATAGCCCACCGCGACATTGGTGATCGCCTCGATCAGCGATTGGCGTCGCGACTGCATCACGCTGCCAGGCGCTTGGATTTAAGGCTTGCGAAACTCTCCCCGCTGTCTGCCAGAACTGCCTCTTCACCGGTGAAGGCTTGCCAGCGCTCTATAGCGACATCGACATAAACCGGGTTCAGCTCGACGCCGTAACAGATGCGCCCCGTGGTTTCCGCTGCAATGAGCGTCGTGCCGGATCCCATGAAGGGCTCGAAAACCGCCTGGCCGGGGCTCGAGTTATTCAAGATCGGGCGGCGCATGCATTCGACCGGTTTTTGTGTGCCGTGGACAGTCTCGGCATCTTGGTCCTTATTCGCGATTTGCCAAAGTGTGGTCTGTTTACGATCGCCAGCCCAGTGGCCCTTGCCTTTGGCGCGCACGGCATACCAGCAGGGCTCGTGCTGCCAGTGATAATCGCCGCGGCTCAGCACCAGCCGATCCTTTGCCCAGATGATCTGGGAGCGGATGGCGAAGCCCGCGGCGATCAGGCTGTCGGCCACAGTCGCTGCATGAAGCGCGCCATGCCAAATATAGGCCACATCGCCGGGAAAGAGGGACCAGGCCTCGCGCCAGTCAGCGCGGTCGTCATTCAGCACCTTGCCGGTACGTTTGGTCTTTGCAGCACCTGCCTGGTTGCGCCAGGACGGGTCGTATTCCACGCCGTAGGGTGGGTCAGTCACCATCAGCAACGGTCTGACGCCGCCCAGGAGGCGTCCAACCACATCGGCGCTGGTGCTGTCACCGCAGATCAGCCGGTGCGACCCAAGCTGCCAAAGGTCGCCTGCCACCGACACCGGGTTAACCGGCGGCTCCGGGATGTCATCCTCGCCCTCTACGGCCCCATCGTCGCCCACCGTCTCTGGATCCTGCAGTAGGGCATCCAGATCCTCATCCGAGAAGCCCAGCAGATCGAGGTCGAAGTCTTCCGCCAAGAGCCCTGCGATCTCGTCGCGCAGCATCGCCTCGTCCCATTCGCCAAGCTCGGTCAGCTTGTTATCGGCAATGCGGTAGGCGCGACGCTCCGCTTCATCTAGATGGCCAAGCCTGATGACAGGGGCCTCGGTCAGGCCCAGCGCGCCGGCTGCCAGCACGCGCCCATGGCCCGCAATCAACTCGCCGTCGTCCGCGACCAAGCAGGGAACGGTCCAGCCGAACTTCGTCATGCTGGCCGCAATCTTCGCAACCTGGGCCTCGCCATGGATCTTCGCGTTCTTGGCATAAGGGCGCAGCTTCTCGATCGGCCAGAGCTCGATCTGGCGCGGTGCAAAGACAAGATCCAT